CTCGTCGGTCAGTTATTAGACCGGATGCTAGAGGGCGAGCGTCCTCGCCTCAAGACGAAACCGACGATTGATAGATACGAGCGCCGCTCACGCGAGCGTGAAGAAGCAGGAAGCTGGAAAGCTATTTAATGGCTGAACAAACCGACACCGCCAAAGACGATGGACTGCTAGACGTTACGGCGCTTGTCGACATGTTCGAGGCGTCTGAAGACGCCAGCCTTGCCGCGCGTGAAGACTCAGAGCGTGACCGAGATTACGTCGACAACATCCAATATACGGCGGAAGAACTGGCTGCCTTCGCCAAGCGCAAACAGCCGCCGATTGTCATCAACCGCGTCAAGCGCAAGGTCGACTTCCTCAAGGGTTACGAACAGTCGCAGCGTGTCAATCCCAAGGTTCTGCCGCGGACTCTGGCGCATGAGCAGGATGCGGACGGGGCCGAGAAAGCGCTGATCTATGTCGCGGATGCAGAGCGTTTCGACCATAAGCGCTCCGGGGTGTGGGATAATCTGCTAGTCGAGGGCGCAGGCGGATATGACGTTGGCGTCAAGCAGGGCTATGACGGTCAGGTTGAGGTAACGATTTCCCGTGTCCCATGGGATCGGATGTTCTTCGATCCGCACAGTTCTGCGCCTGATTTCTCGGATGCGGGGTATCTCGGGCTTGTTCGCTGGCTCGATTTCAGCGAAGCCAAGATGGAATATCCCGATGGCGTTGACGCCCTTGAATGGACGATCAACGACACGGCTCCAAGCCAGACGTATGACGACAAGCCCAAGTTCAAAGTCTGGGCTGATCGCAAGCGCAAGCGTGTCCGCATCTGCCAGATTTGGGTTAAGCGCAGCGATAAATGGTTCTTCGCCGAGTTCACCAAAGGCGGTATTCTAAAGGCGGGCCCGTCTCCTTATGTGACGGATAAGGGCGAGTCGGATTGCGGGCTGATCTTCGGCTCTGCTTACGTCAACCGTGACAATGACCGCTACGGCATTGTCCGGGAGATGATCGGTCCGCAGGATGAAATAAACAAGCGCCGTTCGAAGGCTCTGCATCTGCTCAATACCAATCAGATGGTTTATGAGCGCGGGGCCGTTCAGGACGTAGAGAAGGCTAGGCGCGAGGCTGCGCGTCCAGATGGCGCGATTGAATTGAATCCGGGGGGCTTTGACACCTTCAAGCTCGAAACCCGGCTTGACCTAGCCACTGCGCAAATGTCGCTACTTCAGGAAGCAAAGAACGAAATCGACCAGATGGCGGGCAACATCGCCCTACAAGGCAATGCGCTTCAGTCGAATTCGGCGAGCGGCAAGGCGATCATTGCCAGCCAGCAGGGCGGGGCGATGGAGATTGCGCCGATCCTGGACAAGCTGCGCGACATGGATTTGCGAGTGTTCCGGGCCGTATGGTATCGAATCCGTCAGTTCTGGACGGCTGAGAAGTGGATTCGCATTACGGATGACGAGCGCAATGTGAAGTGGGTGGGTCTTAATGTCGATCCTCAACAAGTCCAGATGGCGGTTGCGCAGAATCCGCAGATGCAGGACAAGATCGCTGGCGTCGTCCCGCACCTCGCGGAACTGGATTGCGACATTATCATTGACGACGCGCCGGACAGCATAACGCCGCAGTTGGAACAGTGGCAGTCTCTGGTGGAACTGGCCAAATATGGCATTCCGATTCCGCCTGATGTGCTGATTAAGGCCGCGCCGAATCTGCGGAACAAGACCGAGCTTCTGGACACCATTGAGAAGGCGCAGCAGAACGCGCCGCCTCCTCCACCTGATCCGGCTGTATTGCGGGCGCAGGAGTCGCAGGCAAACATGCAGTTGAAGGCTCAAGAAATGGCGATGGACGCGCAGTTGAAGCGCGAACAGATGCAGCTAGACATGCACATCGCCCATGAGAAATTGACGGCGGAAATGGCGATTGAACAGGAGAAGATGGCCGCTCAGACGCAAATGAACGTCGAGAAGATCAAGCAGGAGAGCGCTGCGAAGAACGAAGCGGACGCGGCGAATCCTGTCATCAAGTCGAATGTTGACCTATCCGGCGCGGTTCAATCCATGGTCGAGGGGACGCAGGCAGTCCAGCAGGCTATCGCCGCGATGGCGCAGATACATCAGGCCGATGTGGAGCTTGTTCGCGATCCTGTCACCGGGCGGGCTGTGGGGGCGCGCAAGGTAATTCCGCCACAGATGCAACCTCAGATGCAGCAGGAAATGCAATAAATGGCTAGCTATGTGAAATTTTACTGCTTTGTCGAAAACCTAGCAGAGAAAGTCCATAACCTTGGCTCTGATACGCTCAAGGTTTATCTAAGCAATGCGGCTCCGAACGTCTCTACCCATACCGCCTATGATGGCGTGACGGGGACGACTGGACCGGCTGAAATCGCGGCGGGCAACGGCTACACGGCGGGCGGGAACAGCGCTGCTGTGTCGTCTTCGGCTCAGTCTAGCGGCACTTACAAGCTTGTTTTGGCTGATCCGGCGACTTGGACTGCGAGCGGTGGCACGATTGGCCCGTTTCAGTATGCCGTGCTCTATAACAATACGAGTGCTGGTAAGGAACTAATTGCCTATTGGAATTACGGCTCTGCCGTAACGCTTCAGATTGGCGAGACGTTCACCGTCGACTTCGACCCTGGCACTGGCGTATTGACGATTGCCTAATGCCATTTACAGGTGAAGGAAATCTCGGAGCTAACGGTTCAACGTCGAATAACCAGACGACTCTTGTGCTCACGACTGCGGCGCAAGCCTCGGTCGGAGAGTTGGTTGTTCTGGTCTATGCTGACGATAACATCGCCACGGCAGACGGAACCGATAACGTAATCGCGTCTATTACAGACAACTCGACGGGCGGTCCTAATAACTGGCAACGGGCGATAAGCTTCACAAATGCCCAAGGTGCGTCACAGGCTGGCGCGACGGTCGATATATGGTGGGCTGTTATCACGAAGCAGATAAACAGCAGCGGCACGATAACAGCTACGTTCACGAACTCAACTTTATCAGATGCTACTGCGGTCACGGCGCGACGGTTCACGTTTACAGGCGGTTCTGTCGCTATCGAGGCGACTAACACGCTCGCAAATGACGCGGCTGATCCAGGGGCATTAGACGCAACGACTGCCAATATAGAGTGTCTTAGGATTCGTGGGATTGCTGGTGAAGTTGGCAATAATACGTCTTTGACAGGCACGGCGTCGTGGACGGTCTGGGCTAACGGAAACAGCGCCACGACCGGAACGACGGCGGAAATGTGCGCTAGAGCTGAGCATATCATATCGACTGGAACAGGGTCATCGTCGAATCCGACATGGGTGTCTTGCGATAACGCCTCCGCCTATGTCGCGTTCAAGTTACTCCCGTCGCTACTCTTCGATCCTTTCCCTAATCAGTGGATGCTGGTGAACTGATGGCAGGCAATCTTTATTCATCCAATTTCGCGCCGGTCGCATCTCCCGCGACTGCCGCGTGGGATATTTGGGAAATCACAGCCCCTTCGGATGCTGTCATCGTCGTGCATGGGTTTTTCGTCTTTCAGACGAGTGATCTTGGCGACGCGGCGGAAGAGGTTGTTTCCCTGTTCACGCAACGCCAGACTGCGGCGGGAACATCCGGCTCTGTTAGCTCTGGAACGATTGTGACCGGCCCGTTAAATAACGGCATGGCGGCGACGGGCGCGACGGTCGAAGGATTCAATACGACTGTTGCCACGAATAACCTGACCGTCCTTGAGAGATTCGGCTGGAACGTCCGTGTCCCGCTCCAGATTTGGTATACGCCAGAGACACGCCCGATTATTGCCCCTGGTATGAGGTGGCTTCTGTCGTCTGCTGGTCAGGCTGATGCTCTGACGGTTGGTGCAACCATCTGGTTTGAAGAAATTGGCGGCTAATCAATGGCTGAGCGTGGCGGAACTTTCCGCCCTCGGTTTATACCGCCGCCGCCATCGCATGCCCCCGCGCTTGGCTCATTATCGAGGGCGCTTCGTAATCTAACGCTGACTGCTGACGCCGGAAGCTACGCGCTTTCAGGTCAGACGGCGGCTCTAAAGGTTGGGCATGTTCTAACCAGTGCGGCCGGATCGTATAGTTTAACTGGCCAGAATTCGACACTTACTTACGGCAAGAGTATTATTGCCGCAGCAGGCGCATATACGCTTACCGGTCAGAATGCGTCGTTTAGTGTTACCTATGATCTAGCTGGTGGTGTTGGGTCTTATACACTCTCTGGCCAAGCCGCGAGTCTAAAGAAGGACTATATCCTTCGCGCCGCTGCTGGCGATACGTCAAATTATTTGTTCTGGGACACGGCTGCTCTCCAATGGGGCGGCAATGACCTAGCGTGGGGCGTATCGACTTCGTATGTCGTAACTGGCCAA